CACAGTTTGCAACATAGTGACTTACCGGCATACCTGACTCGTAACCTGAAGCATATCCATGAGCTTCCCATACTCTACCATTAGGTGTACCTGATAAATTACAAGATCCACTATAACCGTCTATTTTTATTTTACAGAATCCTCTACCCAAAGTTCCACACAAGGTGTAACTAAGACCGTGAGCCCATCCTGCACTAGAAGTTGTTGAACCTCTAGATCCATAGTTTGTACTTGATGTATAGATTCCGCCACCGCCAGTGCCACCGGTACCACCGTTTCCGCCAGTACCACCGGTACCGCCTTGACCGCCTCCTCCACCGCCAGCTTTTATACTTGCGCCAGAGTTGTTATTTATGGTTACTCCAGTTGTTGAAGTAGCGTGAATTGCGTTTCCACCAGTACCGCCATTAGCTGCTCCACCATGACCTTCAATACTACCATTGTTATCAATAACTAAAGTACCAGCCATACCCGAAGGTATGTTTATAGCATAGTTACCAGATGTAGCACCAATAGTTACGCCACTATTAATAATGACTCGTTTAGGTACAGTAGATCCCCAGTTATTACCAAATACAGTAGCTAGGTTTAGGTTTGTAGTTGTAGCACTATATGTTTGTTGTATTTCATTAACAGCAGAATAAAACTGAGTAAGAGAAATTTGTCCTGATTCTGGAACGTTAGTATTGTTTCCGGGAACTTCTCCACCATTACGATAGTACTCCGTCAAACCATGAGGAGCACTACCGCCAAATTCAGCTACTAAATCAGATATTTTAATTTCACCACTTGCAGGACAAGCCATTACTTACCTCCTTTTAGTTCATCTATTTCTGCTTTTAAATCTTTAATTGCTTCAATCAATATAGAAGTTAAAGCATGATAGTTTACTGATAGGTGGCTGTCTCCACCTTTTACTGGAGTTACTTCTTTTACAGCTTCAGGTAATACACCTTGTACTTCTTGAGCTATAACACCAGCACTAGGAGTACCGTCACGTTTCCAGTCAAAAGTAACACCACGTAATGATTCTACTTTGTCTAGTGCGTTAGGTACTACTTTTATATTTTCTTTTAAATTTATATCAGATGAGATAGTTGTTGACTGAGCTATAACGTCTCCATCTGCATGGAAGTCACCGTCAGACTCAAATCTAAACTCGTTGCTACCATTTATAACTACGTCTAAACGAGTGTTATTTACAAATTCTATATAATCAGTAGAATCTCTACCAACAGTTCCGTTAGTTGAATAAAGTCTTGCAACGTCTAGGTTTTGTCCACCTAATAAACTAACTATTTCACTAGCTGTCTGGTCAGCAGTAGCTCCATCTTCTACGTTTATTATTGATCTGACACTAGATGCAGTAAGTTGAGAGCAATCTCCAGTACCTGAAGCTAATCTACCCATGATTCGCCCAGAATCAAAATTCTCTATTTTAGCAAGAGTAACAGCATCATTATCTATAGTAAAAGTTGCACCGCTATTGCTTACAGTAATATCTCCTTTATCTCCATCGGCAAGCATTATACCGCCATCTAGTTTTGCACCATCAGCAGCTACGTCTCTACCGTCAACTGTTCCTGTTACTCCGATATTCCCTGTTACGTCAACACCAGCACCAACGTCTAGATTGCCAGCAATATTGGTTGTACCACCAGCATCTATTGAAAGTCTAGCTGCACTATTAGTATCGTCATAAATTCTAAAATTACCATTGTCATTAACAAATAAATAATCAGAATTATTATTTGTATCTGTCATATGGATTCTAGGATAGGTGCTAGAAACAAATATGTCTCCATTAGTAGTTATATTACCAGTAGTAGATATGGCTGAAGTAAAGGTAGGAGAAATCTTTGAACCAGCTATTGCAGCAGATGCGTTAACGTCTTCGTTTACGATTGTTCCGTTTACTATATTTGCACTAGCTACGGTTACGTCTGTAGGTAAAGCTCCACCAGCAATCTTAGTTGTTGCGATAGAGTCTGTACCTAGTTGTCCTGCTATTGAAGCGGAAGATACGTTTGACATATCTTCTCTTGCTAGTGGTCTACCACCAGCTTGTGAACCGTCATGTACGACGGCTGTGTCTTTTGTTGTGTCTATTGTAACTTCACCTTCGGCACCTGTAAATGATGCGTGCTGTGTAGTTGAGCCACGTCTTAGTTTTAATAATTTTGCCATTTAAAGTGTACCGAAATCGAGTTGTAAATTATCGCCAGCAGCTCCGTCTATGGTTGTTGCTGACATAAGTCCTGTAACGTCTACGCCACTAGAAACATCTAAGTTTCCTGTTACTGTAGCTCCTGTAGAAACAATTTCTAATTTAGTAGAACCACCAGTTTGTATTTGTAAATTACCTGTACCTGTGTCGTTAATAATTGAGTTATTAGAGTTATGGAATATTTCCAAACCGTCAGAACTTGTACCATAAATAGACTTTACATTGTCGTTATGAACGTTACTACCAGTAAAAGTATTACCAGTAACAGCAGCAAAGTTACCTGTAGCTGTTACACCACCTTGCCATTGAGAACCAGTATAAACTTTTAGTTCGTTAGCAGAAGTGTCAAAGTATAAGTCTCCAGCAGCTAGTGAGTTACCACCACCATCTGTTGATGGAGCTGAAGATGCAATTTGGTATTTTTCTGTAAAGTTATTTACGTTAGCCATATTGCTGGCTACGGAGTTTACGTTAGAAATACTACCAGCAACTGTGTTAATATTACTAGCATTAGATACAGCACTATTAATATTAGTTGCGTTACTGTTAACAGAATTGACGTTAGAAATATTAGTTCCAACAGCATTAACATTTGCAATGTTTGTTGCAACTGTATCTATTTCAGATGTACTTTCGTTTAAGTCATCAGCACAAGTCTGAATCTTAGTTATGTTGTCTGAAACAGTTTTTAGTGGATCATCCTTAACAGTTATGGTGTTACCCATTCCACTATGTTGTGTACAGTAATATTGGAAACTTGTAGGTTGTGATTCTGGTATTACAATTTGTACTTTTGCACCAGCCTGTCCTTGTGTACCAGTAACTGTAACGTTAGTGCTATAAGCACTTCCACCACTTTGGAATCTTAATGGATGACTTGCATTTGACGCATCACTAACATCGAATGTGTAAGTCCAACCTTTATATAAAGTAAGAGCTGGCTTATCTACACCATCAATAATGAATTTACCTGTAGCTGCTGTAACAGTAAATGTTATTTCGTCTTCTAGTACATCTGCAACTATATCAAGAGAACCATTAGAACTACCTGTAGATACAGCATCAGTTATTAATCCGAGGTCTTCGGAATAAGTAATCGCACCTGAGACAATAGCAATATTATCAAGAACGCTCTGTGCAGGGGTGACGATAGCGAAATTAGTCCCGTCATATACCCGTAAATTGTCATTGGAATTATCAAACCATAAGTCACCATCTTGAAGAGCACTTCCATCAGCTCTTTGAGTTGGGGCATTGTTAGAAATTTGGTAAAGATCTGCAAAGTTATTTATGTCAGCTACGTTTGCACCGGCTGCTACAATATTAGTTATGTTTGTTGAAACAGTATTAACATCTAAAGCTTTAGGAACTAACCTGTGGAATGTATAAGTATGTAATGTTGATGTTGATTGAACTAATAATCCAAATCCAGTTGGAATGGTACTAGGAGTTACACCAGTAATAGTTACTGTATTACCAGAACCAGCTCCGTTAGCTATTGTTATAACATTTGAGGAGTTTGGAGTTAATGTTGTAGATACAGCAGCAATACTAAGAATCGCAGCTTGTCCAGTAGAACCCTGTGGGTTTGTAGTTGGGAAGCTTGTTTCATTAGCTATAGCTGTAAATCCACCAACGTCATCAATAAGGTCAATAATCCTAGCTTCGATAGCTCCAGTTGTAGCAACGTGAGTATTACCAGTTGTCCATGTAGCGTTAGTATCTATAACGTCAGTTGAGTCTTGACGTAAAAATCTACCATCAGCTTCTGTTTCTGTGTAGTATCTGTTGTCTAATTGACCAGCATTAAGTTCAGTTTCTGTATAATATCTATTGTCTAACTGACCATTGTTTAGTTCAGTTTCTGTGTAGTATCTGCCGTCAGCAGCTCCACCAGTTATCTCAGATTCTGTAAAATATAAATTATTTAACTGACCACCGTTAAGCTCTGCTTCGGTGTAATATCTGTTATCTAAAGTACCTGTTGCTATTTCAGAATCAGTAACAGCGTTAGCTTGTATGTGTTCAGATCTTACAGCATCATCCTGTATATTATCTTCATCTACACAATCGTTAGATAAATGGACATGATCTATAGAACCATCTACATAATGTTCAGAATTAATAGCATTATCTTGTATATTGTCACCATCTATAATATCATTTGCTAAATGCTCGTGATCTATACTACCAGCAACATAATGCTCAGAATTTATAACATCATCTTGAATATTATCTCCATCTATTATGTCAGTAGCTAGATGTTCATGATCTATACTGCCAGCGACATAATGTTCAGAGTTAATTACATCATCTTGTATGTTA